CTGAGTATCATGCGCTATCATACAAGCGTTACAATGAAGAAGTATCCCCACTTACTACAATAATGGAATGAGTGAATTTTATACACATGTTTCTGTTCGTGGTAACTACATTCTGTACACAGGGTACAAGAATGGTAAGAGAGTAAGAGAGAAGATCAAGTTCTCTCCCACTCTGTATGTTCCTGCAGGACCAGATCAGATCAAGACTACTCCTTGGAGAACTCTGGACAATCTTCCAGTTGTTCCTTTTGAATTTGATTCTATCTCTGATTGCAGAGAAATGATCGAAGAGTACAAGGATGTTCAGGGTTATCAGATCTATGGTAATACAGATTATCAATATCAATTTATTGGTGATCGTTATCCAAACCTAGAATATGATCCAAACACTCTAAAGGTGTGTTATCTTGATATTGAAACACAGTGTGAGGATGGATTCCCTACAGTAGAGAAAGCAGATCAGAAGGTCAACATCATCACTGTTCGTTTCCTACAGCAAGGTCAGGAAACTATCCATACTTATTGTCTTGGTCGAGCAAAGCCAGTTCAGAACAATCATATGGTCTTTGAGTATGATTCTGAGAAGGAAATGCTCCAAGCATTTATTGAACAGTGGAAGTATTATGACTTCGACATCATCACCGGATGGAACATTCAGTTCTTCGATATTCCATATCTCGTGAACCGTATTACAAATCTTTTTGGTGACGGTGAAGCAGGCAAACTCTCTCCTTGGGGTATAGTAAAACCTCGTAAGGTGTACATCATGCAAAGAGAACAGATCGCTTATGATCTGTTGGGTGTTTCTATTCTAGATTATCTTGATCTCTACAAGAAGTTTACATTCGTAACTCAAGAGTCATACAGTCTTAATCACATCTCGTTTGCAGAACTTGGTGAAAAGAAAGCATCCTTCGAAGGATTCGATGGTATTCTTGACATGTACACACGAGACTTCCAGAAGTTTGTTCAGTATAATGTCAAGGATGTCGATCTCGTAGTCAAACTTGAACAGAAACTTAAACTTCTTGAACTTGCACTTGCTCTTGCATATTCTGCAAAAGTAAATCTAGTTGATGTGTTTTCTCAAGTTAGAACTTGGGATACAATCATCTATCATTACTTGAACAACAAGAAGATTGTGATTCCACAGAAGAATATTGAAGAGAAGGATACTGCATTCGTCGGTGCATATGTAAAGGAACCACAAGTTGGTATGCATAAGTGGATTGTATCCTTCGACTTGGACTCTCTTTATCCACATCTTATCATGCAGTATAACATCTCACCTGAGATGAAGCATGAAATGGGTAAGCGTGGAACTCTTCGACCAGAAGATGTTCTATATCCCAACAGTGAGGAATCCAAGAAGCAGTTCCTACAACTAACAGATCATCAGAATACAATTCATGAAAAGAATCTCAGTATGGCTGCAAATGGTGTCTACTTCAAGAAAGACAAGCAGGGATTCCTAGCCGAACTCATGGAAACCATGTACAAAGAACGCAAAATGTACAAGGAAAAGATGTTGGACTCGAAGCGCAGATTGAAGAATGAGAAGAATCTGAGCAAGGAAGAAGAACAGCAAATTAAGTTTGATATAAGTAAATATCACAACTTTCAGTTGGTTCGAAAGATTCAATTGAACTCAGCCTTCGGTGCTGTAGGAAATCAATACTTCCGTTATTATGATCTTGATCTTGCAGAAGCAATCACTGTGTCTGGTCAATTGTCCATTCGTTGGATTGAGAATGCTTTGAATACTTTCCTTAACAAGAACATTGGAACTACAGGTGTTGATTATGTTATCGCATCTGATACAGACTCTGTTTATCTTTGCCTTGATAAACTAGTAGAGAAGTCATTCAAGGGTAATGTACCTGATAATGAGAAGGTAGTTAAGTTCTTGGATAAAGCGTGTAATGAGATCATAAATCCATTTATTGAGAAGAAGTATAATGAACTTGCAGAAATCATGAATGCATATGAACAGAAGATGCATATGAAGCGTGAGTCGATCTGCAGTAAAGGAATCTGGACTGCAAAAAAACGATACATGTTGAATGTAATGATCGGTGAAGACAATGTTCTTCTGAAAGAACCAGAGATGAAGATCATGGGTATTGAAACAACTCGTTCTTCGACTCCACAAATTGTTCGTGATGGTTTGAAGAAAGCAATTCATATTATTATGAATTCTGATGAAGATTCTTTGATTTCTTTTAAAGATGAATTTAAAAATGAATTTATTAAGTCCCCAGTAGAAGCAGTTTCTTTCCCACGGGGATGTAATGGAATAAATGAATATTCTGATTCTTCAAGTATTTACAAGAAGTCTACACCGATTGCTGTGAAAGGTGCATTGTTATTTAATCATCATCTCAAAAAGCACAAATTAACAAAGAAGTATTCTGTAATCAAGGATGGTGAAAAGGTTAAGTTTGTTTATTTGAAGACACCAAATCCTATTGGCGAACATGTCATTTCGTTTACAAATACTTTACCAAAAGAACTTGAACTGCATAACTATATCGACTACACTAAGCAGTTCGAAAAGAGCTTTATAGAACCTCTCTCTACTATCGTTAAGGTCATAGGTTGGGATCTTGAGAGAAGGACAACACTGGAGAGTTTATTTATATGAAAGATTATGATACAGTTGAATATCTACAACAGTTGATTCGCAACCGACTTCTTGATCTTGATAGTTATATCAATAGATCACAGAAGGATAAGAAAGCAGGGTTGGAATATTACGAAGAATTGATTGAAGAGAGAAAGAAGTGTAGAGAAGCGGCATTGTGGTTGGATAAGGCAGTACAATCAGGAATAATTTGAGAAAGGAACATTATGTCATTTATTGATGATATTATTAAAACTTCGGGTAATGAGTTTGCAGGTCTAGTAGAGGATGGTCTAGAGGGAAGTGATGTTAAGGGATTTGTTGATACGGGTTCCTATGCATTCAATGCTCTAGTATCAGGATCTCTTTATGGTGGTATTCCGGATAACAAGATCATTGCTCTTGCAGGTGAATCTGCAACAGGTAAGACATATTTTGCAATTGGTATTGTGAAGAAGTTCTTGGATGATCGTAAGGATGGTATCGTTCTTTACTTCGATACAGAGCAAGCAGTTACCTCTGATATGTTTATCAATCGTGGTGTAAACCCAAAGCAAGTTGCAGTATTTCCTGTAGCAACAATTGAAGAGTTCCGTCTACAGTTGATCAAGATTCTCGACAAGTACATGGAGCAACCAAAGGAAGCACGAAAGCCAATGATGGTTGTTCTTGATTCGCTTGGTATGTTATCAACCAGTAAGGAAATGGCAGATACTGCAGAAGGTAAAGAAGTTCGTGATATGACCCGTTCACAGGTTATCAAGAGTACCTTCCGTGTTCTAACTCTAAAGATGGGTAAGGCAGGTATTCCTCTGCTGATGACTAATCACACTTATGATGTTGTTGGTTCTTATGTTCCAACCAAGGAAATGTCAGGTGGTTCTGGTCTAAAGTATGCTGCTTCTACAATTGTTTATCTTTCAAAGAAGAAGGATAAGAATTCAGAAGGACAAGTAGTTGGTAATATTATTCACTGCAAGTTATACAAGAGTCGTCTTACTAAGGAAAATCAGATGGTAGATGTTAAGTTAAACTACGATAGTGGTTTAAATAAGTACTACGGACTTGTTGACTTGGCACTAAAGCATGGTATATTCAAGAAGGTTTCAACCCGTATTGAACTTCCAGATGGTAGCAAGGCATTCGAGAAGAACCTCACCGAAGAGCCAGAGAAGTATTTTACCAAGGAAGTAATGGAAAAACTCGAAGCAGCGGTTGCAGTCGAGTTCAAGTACGGAGCAGGAGCAAGCGAACAAGAAACTGAAGAATGAATTCTATTGTTGAAAAAGTAATTCTAGAAAATCTTCTTTACAACGAGAATTATACTAGAAAGGTTGTACCATTCCTAAAGGATGAGTACTTCCAGTCAAAGGAAGATAAGGTCATTTATAAGACCATATCAGAATTTGTTTCTAAGTATAATAAACTTCCTACTAAAGAAGCACTACTGGTAGATCTGTCTAACAACAAGAATCTAACTCAACAAGAGTATGATTCTATGTTACAGAAAATTAACGACTATTCAACCTCTGAGCAGGATGAGCAGTGGCTTGTGGATGAAACCGAAAAGTTCTGCAAGGATAAAGCAATCTATAATGCAATCCTTGAATCTATTCATATCATAGATGGTAAGTCAAAGACTCAAACAAAGGAAGCACTTCCATCTATTCTTTCAGATGCTCTAGCCGTATCTTTTGATACTAATATCGGTCATGATTATTTGAAAGATGCAGAAAGACGATATGAATTCTACCATACAATAGAAAAGAAGATTCCATTTGATTTGGAGTTCTTCAATGATATTACGAAGGGAGGAGTTGCCACAAAAACTCTAAACATCGTAATCGCAGGTACTGGTGTTGGTAAGTCTCTATTTCTCTGTCACCAAGCAGCAAATTGTTTGATACAAAACAAAAATGTATTGTACATCACTTGCGAGATGGCAGAAGAAAGAATTGCAGAGCGTATCGATGCCAATATCATGGATATTACAATTGATGAACTAAAGTCTTTACCAAAGCAAGTCTATGCAAAGAAGTTATTCAATGCAACTAGAGGAGTGACTGGTAAACTTATCATCAAGGAATATCCAACTGCAACTGCACATGTGAATCATTTCAGATATCTTGTAAATGAGTTGAAACTCAAGAAGAAGTTTATTCCTGATATCATCTTTATTGATTATCTGAACATTTGTGCATCTGCTCGTATGAAGCAGGGTGGTTCTGTGAATTCCTATACTTACATCAAGTCGATTGCAGAAGAACTTCGTGGTCTTGCAGTTGAACTTGGTGTTCCAGTGTTCTCTGCAACTCAGGTGAATCGTGAAGGTTACAACAATACCGATTTCGGTCTTGAGAATACTTCAGAGTCATTTGGTTTGCCTGCAACAGCAGATTTCATGTTTGCTATTATTGCAACTGAAGATCTAGACAAGAGAAATCAAGTTATGGTAAAGCAGTTGAAGAATCGCTATAATGATCTTGCGAGTAATCGTAAGTTTGTTATTGGTATCAATCGTGCAAAGATGAAGTTGTACAATCTTGATGCATCAGCACAAGATGGTTTGACT